CGCGCATCACCGAAATCGGCATCGCAGCCATATTGATAGAGGCGGCCGGTGGGCTGGTTCAGCCTGTGCGCAAGGCCGCGCAGTTCGGCGGTGAAAGCGGCACCGGAGCGGGCGATTTCTCCAAGATTTCCCTTTCGCATGAGAAGGCGCTCATCGACATTCGTCCAGTTCACGCGCCATATCTCAATGTCGGCATCATCATAAAGGCCCGCTGCGAGGTCCCCTTCATCGAGGCGCAGCGAGCTGAATGCGCCTGCGACATCGAGATTGTCCACATTGAGGCCGCTCGATGTCTCAAGGGCGGACGCGGTGAGGCCGCATGCTGCCTCATAGGTCACGCCGTCAAACGTGAGGTTGCAATCATGTTCGGTGAAGCCGAGTGTGACGCCATCGCGGCGCGTGAGCTTCCAGCACCAGGCGAGCGTCGTCGTTCCGCCTGCGAGGTGTGCAGCGAGGCCAGGAGAAATCTGCTTCATCTGTCAGAGCCTGATTTCGATGACGGGAATGTCGGGGATGCTGCCCGCTTCGAAAGCGGCGAGATTGATATCGAGAAAATCCGTATCGAAGCGCACCGGCACATCGAACTCGAATCCGGCTTTCACCACGGCGCCGGTTGCAGGCGGCAGGGAGAAGGTGATGACACCGCTTGTTGCATCAAGGTTGAAATCCTCCCCCTCCTCCATCGGTGCGCCGGAAACTTCGACAATCACCGAGCCTGCAACCGGCTTCACGATCTCCCTTGTGTAGCTTGCCTCGCCCGAGAGATAGGTTTTCAAAAGTTGAAATGTCCGACGTTCACCATCGCCCGTTCCAATCACCTGATCGTTTGCGGCGACGGAGGCCGAGGGCGGGCAGCTTTTCCAGTCCGTCCGGTCGCGCCAGCGAAAGCCGTAAAGCCTGCCATGCCTTGCCTCGAAGAAGGCGATGAGGGCGTGAACATCATCCAGCTTGCGAAGGCCGAGGCCCGCATTGAAACGCCGCCGCGACATGGCCCAGGGCGTGTTGCGTTCCTCACGGCCGGAGCCAAGCGTGATGATCTCTGTGCGCCGCTCCGGCCCGCCGCTCGCGCCAAGGGAGATGTCGAGTGGGAATCGAATTTCATGAAAGCTCATGTCAGAGATTCCTGTTTCCCCGCGCACTGGCGCGGCTGAGCATGGCGGCGATCTGCGATTCCGATCGGCGGAAGCTTGCGGCGTCTGTCGCTGTGACATTGAAGGTGATGTTCACGGGCGCTGATCCCCCCTGCGCGGCAACGCCGAGCCGCCCGTCCGCGCCGCGCTGAAGCGGCAGGATTGCCTCTGCGCCCGCCTCTCCCGCTAGGCCGGCGCCACCGCGCAAGGGAAAGAGCACGGGGCTCGAAACGACGCCGCCTTTCGCAAAGGGCAGCACGCGCCCGTCCGAGATGGCATTGCCATTGGCGCTCGGGATGACACCGCCAAGCAGATGGCCGAGGCCGCCCGAGACGGCACCCGTGATCGTCTTCACCGCGCGGTCAAGCGCCATGCGGGATATATCGAGCGCAAGCTTGCGGAGCGTGTCGGAAAGGGAGCGTCCTTTGAGCGCAATGCCTTCAAAGGCGTTGCCGAGCGCATTGCCGAAATCCCGCCCTTCCCGCGTGGCGCGGCGCAGTTCCGTGCTCACGGATCTGAGCGCGCGCTCACTATCAAGCGCAAAATTGCGCGCGGCGTCGCCCGCCTCCAGCATGGCGCGGGTGATGTGTTCGGGGTCTGTCTGCTCTGTCATCTTTTCAATCCGGATAGGCTTCCATGAGAGCGGCAAGGTCGCTGCGATCGGGTGCTGCGGGAGCGTTCCCGCGCAAGGCGCGCGCAGCGGCAGCAAGTTCAGGCAGTGTCATGCGCCAGAAGGTTTCAGGCGGCAGACGAAGCGTGCCAAGGCCGAGCGTCATCGCTTCCGCCCAGGGAAAGCGCGGGAGGCTCACTGCGTGGCCCCGCCAAAGGTTGCCGAGAGAAGATCGGCGACGATGGCTATGAAGCCTGCTGCACCGCCTTCCGCCGTCATGCGGGCGACATCTTCATCCGTGCAGTCATGCCCCGCACCGCGAAGCCCGGCGCCGATGATCTTCACCGCGTCCATGGCCGCGATGCGCCCCGTTTCGAAGCGGCTTGCGAGAGAGAGCATATCCTCGCCGCCAAAAGCCTGCTCCAGCTCCGCGAGTGCGCCAAGCGTCAGCACCAATGTCTTGCGGGAGCCATTAAGCATGGCATCGATTTCGCCGCGATGTCTGTTCGGCATTATTGATCCCTCTTGCAAAAGAGTTGCTGACTTCCGTGTTCTGATGATTCTATTCTGACGCTGATGCCGCAGGGGCATGGAAATGGGGCATGGAAATGGAGGGCTTTCCATGAGGCGTCTTCTTTCTCTTTTTTTGGTACTATTCACCTTGCCGCTTGCCGCATGCGGGCCGCAGCTTGCAACGCTGCCGGTTGCTGACTTCCCACTTTACAAGCCGAATCTCACAGGTGTTGCCGAGCCGGCGACGATCCGCGGAACGCATGAAGAAGCTCAAGGATTATTCGGAACACCCGGTACCAGCGTTGGTGTCTTTGCGATCAATGGTAAGGTTTCGTTTGAAGATGATCTTCTCACCGCGTCTATAGAGCTTGTGCCGGGCAAACAGTCCCTCGCCATTGGCTATACTCATGGCAGATACTACACCACAATTCCGGTCATGCTTGATGCGAAGCCCGGAGGACGATACGTCGTTAAGCGCGACGAAGATGTACATTGGATGGACGGACTCAAATACGACCGCATCCGGAAGTGGCTCTATATCGAGGATGAGATAACAGGCGAAATCGTTGTTCCCAAAACTCCCGACCTCATTCAAACGATAGAACAACGCTATGAACTGCCCACTGGCGCAGATGTTGCGACGATCAGGGGTACAGAAACGGATTCAGCCATCGAAATCGCCGCAGCTTTTCCTGTTTCTATCGATGGTCAGATTGTGCCAGAAGGCAGGGAGGCGAATATTCTGTCGCCTGCCAGGTGGGATCCGTCAAAACCGGTGACGCTTGTACCCGGCGTGCGCGCGATAGCAATCTTGATGCGGAGTGGTTCTGGAAATCTGTATTTGCCTGTTCTTCTCGATGTCAAACCTGGCGCTTCCTACATTGCCAGATATGAGCACAGCTTGAAGCAGTTCGATAGCCAACGCTTTTTCATTTACACGGTTTGGGTTGAAGATGTGGTAACAGGCGAGATCGTCGTTCCGAAGACGGATCTGCGTGGCAGGCGCTTATTGACATTGTAGATCAGGCCACCGTGAAGCTGATTTCGCCGGCGCTTTCCAGCGCGAGGTCGAAGGTGACTTCGCCATCATGGTCGCCTGCAAACTCGAGAGCGGTGATCTGGAAAGGACCGCTCACCGTACCGAAAGAGGGGATCACCACCTGCCAGTTTCGGATGGAGCCCGCAAAGAAAATACTTCTGACGCTTTCATCGGATGATGCGTCGCGGAAAATTCCGCGACCCGTGATCGCGGCGGAGCGGATGCCCGCCCCTTCCAGCAGCTCGCGCCAGCGGCCTGCGGATTCCGCATGGGTAACATCCACGGCGCGCGCGTTGAAGGAAATGGCGCGGGAGCGCAGGCCCGCCACCGTGGTGAAGTTCCCTTCGCCCGTGCTGTCGAGCTTCAGGAGCAGATCCTTGCCTTTCTGGGCAGTCATGCGGTTTCTCCTGTTTTTTCGGTGATGGCGCGGAAGCGGATTGTGCCGCGCCATGTTGTTCCATCCGCCTCGCGCCGCGTGGTGCTGTCGAGAAAGCGGAGATTGACGAGGTTGTGACCTTCGAGCGTGAGGGGCTTGTCATCGAGCGCCGCATGAACAGCACCAAGGATGCCCTTTGCCTCCATGCGGCCGCCGCTGCGCGAGAAGCAATGAAGCGCGAGGCGATGTTCCATGCCGCCCGGCCAGTTGCGCGTGTCATTCTCGCCGAGCACAAGGAACGGAAAGACGGCATCTCCGGGTGCATTGTCGTAAATGCGCGCACCGACCAACGCGGCAAGCGACGTATCCACCGCGAGATGTGCGAAGATTGCTTTCTGAAGGGCGAGATCGGCTGTCATACGCGGGCCTCACAATCAAGAACGAGAAAGCGTTTATCACCATCCGCATCGCGCAGCGCACGAATGCCATAGGCTCGCAAGCGCCAGAGAAGACGCATTTCCGTGGCCACATCCTTGCGGTAACGAATGGTGACGCGAAGGCGCGCGTGCGCGGCAAGCCGATCAGCGCTTACACTTTCATCTCCTCCCAGCTGCTCGACCTTTGCCCAGACAGAGAGGTCCTCGCCCCAGCTAATATTGGCACCCCCTGCTCCGTCTGCCGTGCGAAGGGGCGATTGCAGCGTCACACGCTCTCGCAATTCACCGATCACAGATGGAGCCTCCGGTAAGGCGCGATGAGCGCTGCGACCATTGCGGGAAGCTCTGCTTTCGCGCCGAGCGGAACAGGCTCGCGATTTTCAAACCAGTGCGCTGCAAGGAGCAGGATCGCCTGTTTCAGCGGCGCGGGCACTTCTGCCGCTGCCGCATGGCCCGCCGTAAAATCAATTGCGATACCTGCAAGCCGCGTTGCCGGCATGGGCCAGGCCTGACCGCGCCTTGCGGCGAGCCGAGGCGGTGTGCCGGTCGTATCCACCTCGTAGAACGCCGGATCGATCGTCAGCATCGAGCCGCCGATGGTGGCCACCCTGACCGCATCAAGGGTGAGAACCGGCGCAAGGGGGATCTCCACCGGCTGTGTCGGCCAGTCATCAAGCGTCAGCCGCCAGGACTGGGGCAGAAGCGCATAGCGGGCCGCTGCTTCGACGGCCATGCGCGCGGCGGTGAGGAGCGAGCCGAGAAGCGCGTCTTCCTCAGTTGCATCCAGCCGGAGATGAGCGCGCGCGTCAGCAAGCGCCACCGGCTCCGCTGCCGGAGGTGTCAGGAGTGTGAGAGCCATCATATGTTCCGGGATGAAGGGGGACTGTCATGGCCGGGTGGTTCCGGCCATGACGATGTTTGCGTCAGGCGACGGGCTTCAGATGCGCGAAGCCGAGAAGAGCGATAGCCGAAACGGGCGTTCCCTCTTCATGCGTACCGGTCAGCTCGACCGAGACACGCGTGTAGCGCGCCGGACCGACATAGCCGATGCGGCAGATGCAGAGATCGTCCTTGGCGCTTTCTATACGCGCGAAGATACCGCCTTCATCCGGCGCCGCGCCGAGCACTTCATGCGCCTCTTCCACCGGCAGCCAGGAGCTGCCGTCATCCGAGGCTCCGAGCACACAGGCGATGGAGAGTTCTTCCGAAAGCTCCTCCGCCGTTGCGCCGATCTCGATGATATGCTCGACCGCCTCGAAGCCCTTGCCATCAACGGGGGCGCCGTGGCGCGTTTCCGTTGTGAGCTTCGGGTCGAGCGTCTGGATGACCCTCAGGCCATTGTGAATGTCGCGCATGACGACCTCACGCCGAGAACTGGAGGAACTTGATCGCCTCGAAGTTCTGCACACCGCCGCCCACACGCTTTGTCGTGTAAAAAAGCACATAGGGCTTGGCGCTGTAGGGGTCGCGCAGCACGCGGATGCCGAGGCGATCCACGATGAGATAGCCGCGACGGAAATCACCGAACGCAATGGCCGGCGCGTCGGAAGCGATGGAAGGCATGTCCTCCACTTCCGTGACCGGATAGTTCAGAAGCGTTGGCGGCTGACCGGCGGTGAGGCCCGGCTGCCAGAGATAATTGCCATCCACATCCTTGAACTTGCGGATCGCCGCCTGCGTCGCCCGGTTCATGACAAAGCGGCTATTCGCGCGGTAGCCCGACTTCACCGAATAGATGAGGTCGATCAGCTTGTCGCCCGGATTTGATGTCGGGAAGGCGCCATCATTGCCGGTGGCGATGAAGCCGAGCTTGCCCCATTCCCAACTGCTGTCGGCGATGCGGGTATAGTCAAGGAAGCCGCGCGGCTTCTTCACCCCATCACCCGTCACGAAGGCTTCACCTTCCTGCTCTGCAAAAGCGGTCTGCACTTCTTCCGCAAGCCACTGATCGATGCTGACGGCGGAATCTTCGAGAAGCGTCGGCGTTGCCGCCGGCATGGCGTAAAGCTCCATCGCCGGGAACTCGATCTCGGCAAGGTTTGGCGCCGTGGTCTGGGGCCGCGCCTCTGTTTCGCCAACCCAGCCCGTCTGTAACCCGCCCCGCGAGAAGGGCTTCTTGTAGCTCGATGCGCCGATCTGGCGGATGCCTGCAATGGCGCGGATGGGCGAGACTTCCGCGACGATGCGGTCGATCATGCTTTCCGTTTCCGCCGGAACCAGATAACCCCCATCGGGGTCGGATTGGGCGGAGAGCGCCTTTGCCTCCAGCCCGCGCAGGTCCGGCGCCTCGCCCTTGCGGACATAGCGCTCAAACGCCCGCTTATGCTCACGGCCCGCGATGCTGCCATCCAGAGCGCCGCCGATCTCCGGCCGTCTTGCGGCGAGCGTCAGATCATCGAGCTTCTTCTTCTGCTGGTCGAGCGCGCGATTGATGCGTTCAACCTTTTCTTCCGAGAGTATGTCTGCGGAGAGTTTGCGTTCAAGTTCGCCAAGGCGTTCGTCATTGGCCGATTTGAACTCCTCGAAGGCGGAAAGAAACTCGTCCATCGCCTCGCGCACTTCGAAGATGCTCGCGCTTTTCGTTTCCGGCGCGCGCGCCTCTTCCTTCAGCGACGCACCGATGCGCGGTACGCCATCTGTCCAGTTCGACATTGTCGTCTCCATTTTCCTGTTGTGGTCGGGTCAGCTCGTGAAGAGCCGCTTGCCCAGGCGAAAAGCGCGGGCAAGCGCCTGGTCGCTGGCGGCTGCATCCCGCGATGCCTCCAGCGCCTTGAAGCCACGGTGCACGATTGTCCGGGCTTCCATCCGGCTGAACCCCGCATCCCGCGTGAGCCAGCGTTCGAATTCGCGTGTGGTAGGCCGTCCCTGCCGCTTCACCGCGCTCACCCGCGCAGCGGGGAGCATCGGGAAGGTGACGACCGAGATTTCCCAGAGATCAACTTCAATGAGGCGGCGCGTGCGGCTGGCGCGATCTGTCTCGGCTTTTACAACGTGATAGCCGATGGAAAGACCATCCACCGCGCCTGCCCGCATCAACGCCAGCACCTCGCGCGCGCGACCGATATCGGAGAGCAACTGGCCGCGCACGAAAAGGCCGCGCTCATCCTCCCTGATCTCTTCCCATGTGCCGATGACTTCATTGGGGTCGTGCTGATAGAGCAGCTTCACGCCACGGGCACCACGCTTGGCAAGCGATTTGCGGAAGGCACCGGGCATCACCACATCGCGGCCCAGATCCTCTGCACCGAAAAGAGACGCATAGCCTTCGAAACTGCCGTCAGACTTGACGGCCTTTGCCTCGAAACGCGCAGCCTTTGTCTCGCCCGCCCCGATATTCATGGCTTCGTTCACCTTGTTCCTCCGTATGGGGATGTTTTCGGCAACAAAAAAGGCGCCCCCGGGGGCGCCTCTGTTTATTTCTCTTTTCTGTCATGCCCGGCTTGACCCGGGCATCCAGGAACCGCGCGCTCCGCACCCGTTGCTACCTTCCCAGCCGCGCCTCGATCCGCGCGAGCGAGGCGTTGGCGGATTTGGTCTGTTCTTCCAGCCGCGCGGTGCGCTCCACCAGTTCGCCGATGCGCTCGGTGCGGGCCTCAAGGGCGGTGAGGCGCTCGCCCGCTGCACCCGCCCAGAGAAGGGCGGCGGCGGTCTGCATGGCGATGGTGAGGATCACGGCCAGCGGCACCCGGCGATCAAGCGACCATGCGGGCTCTTTTTTCGTGTATGCTTCCTTTTCCACTCCGCCCACCTCCATAGAAGGCCCGA